GCTAGGTAACAAAGAGAAGATGGCTGCATCTAAAGACTTGTTGGATAGAGCAGGGTTTGCTAAGACTGAAAAAGTAGAGGTTAAAGCTGAAGAACCAGTGTTTATTTTACCTGCAAAAAATTCAGATAATTAAGGCTTGACAGCCTACTAAGAGTCCTGTACTATTATGACAAGTCTAAAGGATCAGCCTTGGTCTCTCCCAAATAAACCAAGTAAAGGACCAGACGGAAAAATAGTCTGGCATCCAGTAGTAAGGGTAGGAAGGTACGTTCCTTTCGGATACAAGAAAGACCCAGAGAACGATCACGTCCTTTTACCTATCCCCGAAGAACTAGAGCTTTTAGAAAAAGCCAAACTGTACCTAAGAGACTACAGCAGTAGGCAAGTAGCTGCTTGGTTATCTGAGGAGTCAGGTAGGGAAATCTCCCATGTTGGCTTGCTGAAACGTGTCTATATAGAAAGATCAAGAAAGCAGTCATCCGCTAATGCAAGACGATATGCAAAACTATACAAAGAGGCGGTCGAAACAGCGCAGAAGATCGAAACAAGGATCGGTGGAAGAAAAGCAGCCGATATCCCAAAAGACCACAAGTTCTTCAAAGCAAGAAAAGACAGACCAGAAGAAGAGTTCGACCCAGACTACTTCGAAAATCCCAGCGACAGTAGTCCCTCCGAAGATTGATACAGATACAGCCCAAAAAGTAATCTTCCAACCTAACCCCGGACCACAAACAGATTTCCTTGCTTCGTCTGAGCAAGAGGTTCTATACGGTGGTGCAGCAGGTGGTGGTAAAAGTTACTCAATGGTAGCTGACCCAGTAAGATACTTTAATAACTCTCAGTTCAGAGGGCTTTTAGTACGTAGAAGCACAGAAGAACTAAGAGAACTCATTTCAGTTTCCAAACAACTATACCCTAAGGCTATCCCCGGTATTAAGTTTATGGAGCGAGACAAGACATGGGTGACACCTGCTGGTGCTACTCTTTGGATGTCTTACCTTGACCGTGACGAAGACGTTATGAGATACCAAGGTCAGGCATTTAGTTGGATTGGTTTTGACGAACTAACTCAATGGGGGAGTCCCTATGCTTGGAACTATATGCGTTCTCGTCTCCGTACTACTTCAGCTTCGGGCTTACCGCTATATATGCGAGCTACAAGCAACCCCGGTGGTCCCGGTCACAGTTGGGTCAAGAAGTTGTTCATCGACCCAGCCCCGTGGAATACTTCGTTCTGGGCGGTAGACGACGAAGGTAAGACTATCACATGGCCTAAGGGTCATTCCCGTGCAGGTCAACCGTTGTTTAAACGTAGGTTTATTCCTGCTACTCTTTTTGATAATCCCTACCTAGCCGGGGACGGGATGTACGAAGCTAACCTGCTCTCTCTTCCTGAACACCAAAGAAGACAGCTTCTAGAAGGTGACTGGAGTATCGCAGAGGGTGCAGCCTTTACTGAGTTTAACCCATCTATCCATGTAGTAAAGCCTTACGATATTCCACATGGATGGGCAAGGTTCAGAGCGTGTGACTACGGGTACGGCTCTTACACTGGTGTTCTTTGGTTTGCTGTTACCCCTTCTGACCAGTTAGTTGTGTACAGAGAAATGTACGTGTCAAAGGTAACTGCCAACGACTTAGCAGATATGATCCTTCAAGCAGAAGAAGGTGAAAAGATAAGATACGGTGTCCTTGACTCTTCTCTTTGGCATAAACGGGGTGACACAGGCCCTTCTCTTGCAGAGCAGATGATTATGAAGGGTTGTCGCTGGAGACCATCTGATAGATCAAAAGGGTCTCGCGTAGCAGGTAAGAACGAGATACACAGAAGACTACAAGTAGACGAGTTCACACAAGAGCCTAGTCTAGTAATCTTTGATAACTGTCGTAGTTTAATCGCTCAACTTCCTTCTCTTCCTTTAGATAAAAGAAATCCTGAGGATGTTGACACTAAATCAGAAGACCACCTGTACGATGCTTTACGATACGGTGTTATGACGAGACCTAGAAGCCACCTCTTTGATTATAATCCTGACAGCCAACGCACTGGTTTTCAAGCCGCTGATTCTACCTTCGGGTACTAGATACAAGGTTAAGACATGTCTGATACTAGCACAAACTTAGATGATTCGATGTACATGGACCAGCTAGAGTCTTCCTACATTGAAGATAGTAAAGACGCTGATGTTGATCCTGCTGTTGGTCAGATTGTGTCTCTTGTTGAAGAAAAATTCAATAAAGCAGAAGATGGTCGATATGGAGACGAGCAGCGTTGGATTAAAGCATACCGTAACTTCCGTGGTATCTACGGTTCTGACGTTCAATTTACTTCCACTGAAAAGTCTAGAATTTTTGTAAAGATTACCAAGACCAAAGTCCTTGCAGCTTACGGGCAAATTGTTGAAGTTCTTTTTGGAAACAACAAGTTTCCTATCAGTATTGATCCAACTACATTACCTGAGGGCATCGCTGAGTCAGTATTTTTTGAGTCAGACAATAAGATTAGGGACGCTCAGCAGGGTGGTGCTCCTCAGGGTACTGAAGGTACACCAGCAGAAGAGGACACTAGGCTTCGGCCCGGTGAGACTATGCAAGACCTCAAAGAACGTCTTGGTGGTCTAAAGAAGAAACTTGAGCCTGTTGCAGACATGCTTCAGGAAGGTGAAGGAAACTCTCCTAGTTCTATTACTTTCCATCCTGCTATGATTGCAGCTAAGAAGATGGAAAAGAAAATTCATGACCAGCTAGAAGAGTCTAACGCTAACAAGCAACTCCGTAACGCAGCCTTTGAATGTGCTCTCTTTGGCACTGGTGTTATGAAGGGTCCTTTTGCTGAAGATAAAGAGTATCCTAACTGGGACGAAACAGGTAACTACGATCCTGTCTTTAAGACTATTCCTAAGACTGACCATGTTTCTCTTTGGAATTTTTACCCTGATCCTGATGCAGCTAACATGGATGAAGCAGAGTATGTGATCGAACGCCACAAGATGTCTCGTACTCAGCTTAGAGCATTGAAACGTAGACCTTTCTTTAGAGATACTGCTATCGACAAGTCTATCGAACTTGGAGAGTCCTACACACGGGAGTGGTGGGAACAGATCATGGAAGATGATAACCAAGAGACTAAAGCTGAACGGTTTGAAGTTTTAGAGTTCTGGGGTTACGTCGATGTTGATATCCTCGAAGACCATGACGTTGATATCCCTAAAGATATGAAAGACCTAGATCAGGTCTCCGTTAACATTTGGGTTTGTAACGGACAGGTACTCCGTCTTGTCATGAACCCTTTCACCCCACAATACTTGCCGTACTATGCAGTTCCTTACGAGGTTAATCCTTACAGTTTCTTTGGGGTTGGCATCGCTGAGAATATGGAAGATACTCAGATTCTTATGAACGGTTTCATGAGGATGGCTGTGGACAACGCAGCACTGTCTGGTAATCTTCTTATTGAGGTAGACGAGACGAACCTCGTCCCCGGACAAGACCTTTCCGTGTATCCCGGCAAAGTATTTCGTCGGCAGGGTGGGGCACCGGGTCAAGCTATCTTTGGAACCAGTTTCCCTAACGTGTCGAATGAAAACATGCAGATGTTTGACAAGGCTAGACAGTTAGCAGATGAGTCCACTGGCTTTCCTTCGTTTGCTCATGGTCAGACTGGTGTAAGTGGTGTTGGTCGTACAGCATCTGGTATCTCTATGCTTATGGGTGCAGCCAACGGCTCTATCCGTAACGTAGTAAAGAACGTGGATGACTACCTTCTTGGTCCTCTTGCTAAGGCTTTCTTCCACTTCAATATGCAGTTCGATTACGATGAAGAAATCAAAGGTGACCTTGACGTTAAGGCCCTTGGTACTGAATCCCTTATGGCTAACGAAGTACGTTCTCAGCGTCTTATGCAGCTTCTCGGTGTCGTACAAAACCCTGCCTTGGCACCTTTTGCTAAGATGGACTACATCATCCGTGAGATCGCTAAGAGTATGGACCTCGACCCAGACAAAGTTGTCAACTCCATGAGTGATGCAGCTATTCAAGCTGAGATACTCAAGAAATTCCAAGAGCAAAACCCTGAGCCTGCACCAGTAGCCCAAGGTGAAGTAGCAGGCACCCCCGGACAGCAGCCTCCAGCAGGCGCACAGGCTCAAGACATGACTGGTGCTGGGGGTGGTACTATTGGTACTGGAACAGCGCCTGTACCGGGAGAACAGGGCTTCGCAGCTAACACAGGTGGACAGGTTCAGTAATGGCTAATAGTAAACTCAAGATGCTTGTGAACAACCCGGAACTCTGGGAGAGTTTCACAGAAGAAGTAAACCTGTACATTATCGCTTGCCATAGACAAATGGAACAGATGAGAGATACTGACGACTTGTTCCGTTTACAAGGTGAAGTACGTGCTTTCAGAAAGATGATTTCTTTGAGGGATAAAGTCAATGGCTAATAGTAAATCTACTAGAGATTCTAGAAGCAAGACTGGTCTTTTTGACATGGACGCAGAAGACTTTGAGTTCTACATCAAGGAAATGGGTTACGATAGAACTGACCCAAAGAAAGCTAAGTTCCTTCGTGATGAATGGACTAAGGCTAATACTCTTGGTGGAAAAGCTACTGCTGCCTACGAGGAAGCTACGGCTGTACCGGAAGGTAGAACCAGAATGGGTATCCTTCCCTTTACCAAGCCTGAGGGAATGACTGGTAAGGAGGCTATCCTTTCTGGTCAGACTGAGTTAGCTTTCCCCGGTTTTATGACTGGTGTAGGAGAGGCAGTAACAGGTACTCTATCCACTGGTGAAAAGATGACCAGTGGTATTAGCACTACTCAAGAAGAGTTAGATCAGGCGGGACTTACTCTTGGTGAGCTTGCTATGGTTGCAACTGTGCCTACTACCGCTCCATACGGTTCTGTACGGTTTGGTTTAGGGGTTACAAAGAAAAAGTCTGAAATCAACCCTTTGTTTAAACCTAAAGACACTGTTAACTCTGATATCACTTTCTATAGCCCTCTACGTTCTGCAATCCAAGAAATGCAGTTCAGTGATAAAGGTAAACTTGGTCAAGAAATTACAGCATATCTTAATAAACGCGCACCGAATGTATCTAAAGGTGAGCTTGATTTTAGTCAACTAAACCTTGACCCAAAGAAAAGATATAGTAAAGACGAGGTTTTAAATAGTTTAGCGTATAGCACTGAGGGTGTTACCGCTAGGTATATTGGTCTTGGTGAGGCAAAAAATGCAAGGGTTCAAATTCAAAACGTAAGTGACCCTAAAGATGGGTACTTTGAGTTTGTGCTTGAAGCAAAAGATACTCCAGAACCTTTGTTTACACATCACACAGAAAAGACTTTGGCTCACAGCAGAAGTACTGTTCATACGGATGTAGCTGGTGAAAAGTACATTTTAGTAAACGAACTTCAAAGTGATGCTTTACAAAACATTGGTAAAAGAGAAGCTACCTTAGAAGATATTCCTGATCCACTTGACTTGGCTAGAAGTACAGCAGACGAACTTAGGGACTTTGCTGACGTTGACATAGACGAAGATATCCTTGAATTTGGAGTAGCTCGTTTTGAGGAAGGCACACCTTTTAATGAACTTAAAAAACAATACAAAGATATTTTTGGTCTAGACGTTAGAGGAGATGACCCAGTTGCTTTAAATTTAGATGCTTTACGGCAAACGGTAATAAGAGGTGAAAACTATAACGAATACGAATTTGAAGAAGGAATTGAAGGATTATACTTTGATATTCTACAAAATCAAGAAATTGTAGCAACTCAAAGGACAGAAGGCATTCCTAGTAATGTAATTCCTTTTAAAACAAACACTGAATACGTGAAGAATCTTCTTTTAGCTAACATTGGTGTCGCTAAAAAATCTGGCATCAACAAAATTGTTGTACCTCCCTTAGACGAAATTGCAAGACTTAGGGCAAAAGACTTTGACGGTGGGTTTGAAGGTGCAAAGAAAGCTTTAGGACCTACCTACGTAAATGCCGTAAAAAAAGCTGTTAATACTCTTAACAATGAGTACGGTGGTAAAATTAAAGTAGGGTCTAA